AGAGTATCTCGATAGTTGTTAAAGATCTGATTTGCGGAAGCTAGGTCATCGCTAGCAGTAACCCGAATCAGATGGGTCATCATCTCATTGGTAGCTTCATTCGCTTTGGTGCGATCGCCACCATAAAAATCAGTTAGCCAACTATTGAGTCGAAGAAGTTCAGATTGAGCAAGATTACGATCTTTAAAGTTCTCTTTGCCTGCATAAATCTCAGCACGTTTATCTTCAAGTTGATTGCTTTTTCTAACTTGAATAATCTCTTCCATTTTATTACCAAGCAGCTCACCCCTGGCGCGAACCATGACGGGTGTAACGTGCTCAGCAAGAATCACAGGATTAATTTGACTAAGACCAGAGGTTTGTAGAAACTTTTGAGTTCCTACTTCCCAGACAGCTTCAAGTTGCTCACGAGTCTTAGCAGTGCGTGGAGTAAAGGTTTGAGTTTTACCACCAACCACAACTTGCATAGGCTCATCACTTTCCAGGAAGTTGCTAAAGAAGGAACGGATTTGACCCGTACCCATCATAGCCTTACCAATAGCTTGACCATAGCCACGCCATCCAGCAAGTGGTTTGCTTTCTTGATAAAGGCTTTCAGCAAAAGCAGGATCTACTTTTTCTACTTCCGAGATAACTTGAACCTCAGCATCCTTTGCTTTTTCCAAATAGGTACGATCTTGTTCGTATTTATTCAGAAGCTTAGGGTTTAGCTCAGTCTTGCCATTAAGGATGTCGGCAATACCAAGGTTCTTTTGGTTCTCGTTATACTTCTCCTGTCGATCAACAATAAATTTAGAAAGCGTTTCACTGAAATTGCTAAGGGCTTCTACGTTTTGCTGACCAAGAGCATCGTAGTCTCTGCTAAGCTGTGATAGTTGATTGGAGTATTCACGAGCAGATTCGCCTGCTGCTTGAATGCGCTGACTGGCGGCTTCTCCTAATGATTTAGTCGGATCATAAACATTTTCAGGACGAAAGCCGCGTTGGATTTCCCGACTTTCTAGTTGAACGCGGCGACCTTTGGATTCATAAATTGCCATTGTTTATCCGACTTCAAGGACGGAACCAGGAATAGGGAGTTTTTTGCCACCAGCACCAGGACTAGGAGCTTTAAGGGAACTATAAGTACCAGCAGCACCGAGAGCAGCTTGACCGATACCAAGGATAAGACCACCAGCACCAGGACGCATAACTGCGGTAGGAGGTGCAACATACTGCTTAACCGGCTCAATCATACGTTGGCTAGCAGCAATGTTGTTAGCAGATTTAGCTTCTGCATAAAGATCTTGAACGTTGAATCCATACGACTCGCTGGCATAACCAAGGTTAGTTCCAAGGTTTGCTAGGTCACGACCGTACTCACGCTCAGCATCCGAAGCAAGAAGGGCAATAGATTTACCAGTTCTACCAGAAGACAGAACCGTACCCTGTGATTGAAGCTTATCTACCAGAAGGTCTTGAGCTCGCTGAGCTGCTTCTGCTTTCTTTTCCTGGAGACGTAATTGTTCTCTTTGGTAGCCACGGTTAGCAGCTTCTGCGTTGGCTTCGATCTGCTGTTGATAAGCCTGCTGGGAAGCATCATACTGTTGCTTTTGCAAGCCGTACTCATAGTCAGCCTGCTGTTTTTGAATTTGATATTGCTGTTGGCGAACTTGTTCTTCGTAGGTAGCGGCTGCCTGTTGCTGCTGATATTGAGCAATCGAGGAAACAGCACCGATAACAAATTGGCCAATCGCTACTGCGGCGGCTGGGAGACACATGATGTTAATTTAGCAAATTCAACATAAGTAAGGTTCTGTGGTCCGACAGTCACATAACTAAGCTTCTTAAATCCAAGCATGTGGAGAAGCTTCATGTGCATTCGGTTGCGTGGATCAGCTATGTTGTGAAGCATAGCGTAGGAGGTTTGTTGATCGACCCATTTCTTAGCCTCCTTAAAAAACAGCGTTGGATAGGGGCGGAGATAGTCTGTTGTTAGCATCCATATACTTCCGCTGTGGGCATCTGTTCTGGATACCCCCGCCATCCCACAAATTTTATCTTTGATGAGAAAGGTGATTGGAGCGTCAGAGTTAATAAAAGATACGGGCAGAGCTATGACTGGATCATAACCCCACCCGATCAACTCATTACGATCATCCGCTTGGAGGTGTCTAGCAACAAAAAAAGAATCTTCAATTGTAGCTGGGCGGATTTCGTGGATCATACGGAACGGATTCCCTTGTTGTTATAAGTACCTTCCCAGGTCATATTAACAAGGGCAAGTGGGAACGGGGCACTACAAACAAGACGCAGATCAGCATCCTTACCTTTTGCCATAATCGGAATGATGTTTTCAGCAGTCCGTAGCATTGGGGCTTGGTTAAACGGCGTTAGGTTTGCGGTGATTTGTGGAAGAGTTAATGTAAACTCGTTACGGCCAGGTACGTTAAGAACGGCCTCAAACGGTCCAGACTCATGGCTATAGACGCGGACCCGGTGAACAACTGGAACGTTCAACTCGTCTGCAATCTTATCTTTTTTAATATAAAAACCAGGCAGTCGGGCATCAGAAGTGATCTGATAACCAAGAGCAAACTGATTAGCTGTCTCATCGTTTGGAAGAGCAACGTAGTACTGTTGACCTGCCGGAGCTCCAGCATCATGTTCTAGTTCTGGGTATTGAACATACGCAGAATCACCTGGAGTCAAGAAGACAAGACACGGTTGAGCACTAGCAATCTCAGCACCTTCTTTGAAGAAGATCCTAGTTTCATCAGTGCCTGCGTCGTATGCAACCTCTGGGTTGTAATCAAAGAGATCCATCCGAAGATCAATGTACTCACCCTCAAACAGAATAGCTCCACCAGGAGATTCCGTCAGTAGGTTCATGTGAGTCAGTACGACTTCGTTGTCACATTCAATGGCTACATAACCTTCTGATTCAGCAAATTCTGACAACAGCAGATTTCCTGGAAAGGTCCACTTAAACCAAGAAGCAACAAGACGCTCGGAGTCTTGGGTGTAATACCGGAAGAGATAAAGAGTGTCAGGCTCTTGAACGGATTGCAAACCAAACAACGAAGCACTAAGAGTGTTAGTGATTGTCGTTATTCCTGTTGGAATATAAGATGGGATTAGTTTGCTTAGATCCTTTTTAAGAGGAGTCTGATCAAAGCCAAGAGTCAGCTCATTAAGAATTGTTGATTTGGAGTTCTGTTCAGCAATGACAAACGTAGTACCAAGATCAATTGGCTTAGTCGTGACACTATGGCTGAACGTAGAAAGAAGGTTAAGTTCAGCAGTTGAAGCAGAGAACGCTTCTGTTCTAGTTTGAAGAATATACTGAGCGTTATCAGCAAAAGTAATCAATCCAGTTGGATGTTGAAGACCATGCCGGAACTCTACCTTTGTTCTAGAACCTGCGGAAATGTCAATTGGATCACTGTTAACAATTGTGATAACAGTAGACGGATAGAAGTCAAGGAATGCACCAGCCTGTGAACAGACAACGTTTTCCTGACTCAGCAAGACAAGACGGTTCTTGAAGAATGAGATGCCAGTAATCCGCTCACCAACAAAGCTTGGGCTAGGGGCTGACTCTTCGTCACCAACAGTGCGTTGTCCCCAGTATTGAGTGGCCCAAGTACTGCCAGAGATTGTCGCAGAACCCACAGTATCAACGGTAAACGTATCACCTTCAAGGTTACTTACTACGTCGGCTGCGGTGTAATCCTGACCAGCACGAATAATAGATACGCCAGTGATCTGTCGGTTAGCATCGACACTGGTTACTTCCAGACGAAGGTTGATACCAGTACCACCATAGACAGGGAACCTTTGACCAACACTCCAACGAGCGTTTCCATTGCTGGTTACACTGACGGCAGTAGGAATACCAGATACCGTTGTAGAGGTCGTATAAGCCGCTGCAGCAGCTTCGGAAAGCTCACGGAAAGTATAAGTACCGTCAGCCTCTTTGATGAGCGCATGGGGCATTGTGGTGGCATCTACGCCCAGAGGAACATCAGGTCCAATGGTTTCAACCCACACACCAGCACCTTGAGCACTGCCATCACTGGTTTCAAAGACAACGTAATAATCATCAGCGTCTGCCTCTTGAGAAGCACCGACTTTGATTACCTCACCATCAAGGAACTGATCAGGCAGATCCTCAACACCAGAGACAGAACCCTTATATGCCTTCAGGCCAGTACCACTGATACTACCGCTTGCTTCCAAACTGAAGTCTGCGTTGTTTGCTCTTCGGATGTGGATGAAGTTAGCAACACCCGTAGCAACGTAAGCAGGATTAGCATTGATAGAACTGACAAGAGCGTTGATAATAGTTTGAGCACTTAGGTTAGAACCAGAGCTAGTAGGACTATTATAAGTAAAGGCAGTACCATCAATTACGATACGGTAGCTGGTATCATAAGCAATGGTAGTCAGCGTCACATAACCATAGGGGGTCTGTGCTGCTGAGCTAACGCCGTCATCTTCAACAAGAATACCACGATTCAGAACAAAGACATAATCGTTGATCTGAAGAACTTCGATGTCCGAGCGATGGTCATGAGTTGCATAGGTTTGAGCAGTACCACTAATTGCATTAAGGGTTTGCTCTACGCCACTTTGAGCATCCCAAAGACCAACGGTTCCATCTTGGTTGATTTGGAAGATAAGCTTATCGTCATCTCCTTTGGAAATAAAGAAGAAGTCACCAGTTGTGGTAGCGTTTTCAAGACGCTGAATAAACTTGGTGCCAGGCCTCTTCAGTAGACCAAACGTAGGATCTGGATAATAGTTGTCACACTCTCTTAGCTGGCCTGGAATCATAAGTGAGTCAGGCTGTTGCGATACCCCACCAATCAGGCCAATAACTTTTTGTGAGATAGCAGCCATGATTATCGAGCAATAGCGCGGAATGGAGTATAGCTGATGTAAAGATTCTGACCAGTCTCCTGACCAAAGATATTCACATCGGAACTGCTGGTATCATACGCAAGACAGTTAGCACGAAGAAGGGCTTCGTCTTGAGCATTGAAGGTTACCATTTCCTGGGAACCAAGAACCCGTCCAGCAAAGACACGGGTAGCACGTTGGGTGATGTAGTCCTTAAAGACCTGAGGAAGATCAGTAAAGTCAAACTTCCAAACAACATCACATTTAATTATTGATCCGGCAGTAAACGTATAGGTGTGGTTGATCTTATCATAGAGCTTGCCATCACGCAATACGGTCTGGTATTTCTGATTGTTAGCAAACTTGTTATCCGAAACCTGGAGTGCTGTTGCGGGGACAAAGATGTTTCCACTCACATCAGCAGTAAAAGGATAGGCGACCTCGGTGTTGAAGTGCCAGCCTTCTCCTTGAACTTCCCTATTGACTTGCTCAAGAACGTCAAGTGCAATAGCGATTTCGGGGTTAGCGACATCTAGGCTTACCACCGGGGCCTGCCCGATGCCACTCAGCATCTGGTTAATAGCTTGGAGTTGAGTCGTCATGTTATCGGACAGGACATGAAAAAAGGGAGGCCAGTTACGACCTCCCAACAAGAAACGTAAGAAAAGAATCAGACGTTACGGAAAGCGCCAGCCACAGCAGGACGCACAGAACCGCAACCATAGGCCAGGCGGCCAACGATCACGTCACCTTGGTAGATCACCTTGGTGTCAGCGCCAGTGGTCTGGACAGAAGGACCGATAGCTTCCACGACACCAGCAGCGTCACGGTGGAAGATCAGGCCACAGCTGTTGTCGAAGTCACCACCAGTGCCATCGCCGTAGTTGTTGTTCTCGCCAGCAGCAGGAGCTTCGATAGCAGTACCAGCGGCAGAGCCGTAGTTGCCAAGGAAGGGGATGTTGTTGGACTTATAGATCTTGATACCAGCGATCTCATAGAGACCTTCGCCGCTGTTCAGGGAACCTTGGGTGCCACCGAACTCACGGTTCAGAATGTTGGTATCGACTTGGCTGATCAGGGCGTAGTACTGGCGGGGGCTCAGCACAGCCACACGACCCTCTTGAGGGGCAGCCACTTCGTCCAGGCGGGCAGCAGCTTCGAAGAAGCCATCAACCAGGGCCTGAGCGTCATACTCGTTACCAGCACCCAGGTTCACTTGGAAACCACCAGGCTCGCCGGTCACAGGGGCGGTCTCAGCAGAGGCCAGATCCAGCACGCGGAAGATGCGGCGGTCATAGTACTCAGCCAGGCTTTGACCGATTTGACGGGCGATAGGGCCACGGATGTCATACTGGGCCAGTACCTCGTCGAGGTTGTCCACGAACGCGGAGGCGACCAGCAGGTCATCCATCACGATGGTGGTCTCGGCAACGTTAGGATCGCCGGAACCCAGGATAGCGGTGCCAGGGGTGTGATACCCAGCCGACACACGACCGGTGTGGATGAACTGTGCTTCCTTGCCGTTCTTGAGGGTGCGGTTCATCACCAGACCCTTAGCAATCGTAGCATTACGGAAGGCCTCATAGACCTCGCCGGTGAAAAGCTTCAGGAACAGAGCCTGAGTATCGCCCGCGCCGTTAACCTGGCCGAGCTGAGTTACAGAAAAAGTCATTGTTTTAAGTGGGAATGAAAAATGTTAATCAATTCCCTTCATGAAGGATTTATCGCGCGTTTATTATTCAATTTGTGATTCGTCCGTTGTATTGGGTATCCAGCGCACTGGGCCAATACTCCAGTCATGACTGGGTTTTTAACGAGGTTATCCCATCCTCAATAGGCAGGGGGACATCGCAGTCCCCACAATCTTTAAATTAGATTGCCGCTTGCAGCCAGGCGTTGTTCGATGTCAAGACGATAGGCAGGGTCTTCCCGATAACGAGGATCGGAGATAGCCCGAGCAAGTTCTGCTTGACTACGGAATCCTTTGATGGAACTCTTCACCGATTTACCAGAGACTTGTTTACCTTCAAAACCAACAGCATCACGATACCGCTGATTAAGAGCTTGAACAGCAAAGAAGATAGCATCCTTGTTACCACTGTTAACTACGTTATCAAACGCAGCCACTTCCTCAGGTTTGAGGTTGTCAGCAGCCCAAGCAAGGGTCTCATTATACGCAGCCTCACCACCCACAGAATTTAGGATGGAGGTAGCATCAGCATCAGACAACTGCTGGGGTTGAATGGTTGCTGTCTTTTGCAGTTCCAGGTACGCATCAATCAGCTGTTCAGAGGGCAGCTCTTTAAGCTTTTGGATGGTTTCTGGTTTGAGTTGATTGGAGTTACTGAAATACTCGTCAGAGGCTTCTTGGATGAACTTAACAGTTTCGGAGACAGGCTCCTCTTCGGTTTCAGATACATCCTCAGAAACCTCTTCGTTGTCGTCCGAAGAACTTTCTTCTTCTTTCTTTCCGAGTTTGCTTTCCAGTTCTTTATATGCCTTCTCCAAATCTTCAGCGGACTTGAACTTACCGGCATAACGAAGCTCGGACTCGGCGTCTTTTCTAGCTTGTTCATACTTAGCAAGATTGCGTTCTTCTTCATCGGCAATCAGCTTTTCACCAAGTTCAACAAGACGTGCCTCATCAGCTAAACGAGCTTCCTCAACTGCGGGGTCGTTTCCGTCAAAAGTGATTTCAGCCATAGGTGGTTCAGTGGGTGACGAGGGTAACTTTGCCAAGACCAGGAGTGATTACCTTTTTCTTTGGCTGGGGTTTGACTTTGTTTGTTTTGACACTGGCCTTACCAGCAGGCTTACGTCTTACCTCAAGAGAAGTAGGAGTAGCTGCGGGAAGCTCAGTGATTTCAAAGTCTTTAGGATTCAGGGGTTGGTTGTTGCTGGGCTCCAGCGGTTCCAGAGACTGCATTGCTTACACGTTCTAGGGTTTCGGCAGCAGCAGGGTTCTTAGCAGGATCCATGATGGGAGACTTAGCAAAGTCGCTAGCCTGTTGCATCATAGTTGCTTGCATCTGTTGCTGTTGTGCCATCTTCATTTCATTGTCACGTTCTTCAGCTGTCTTAACGAGCTGAACTGTGTCAATACCTTGAGCGGCGGCAAGGCGTTTGATTGCTTCCTCAGGATTAACAAACTTCATCATTGCCTCAGGACCGAGGGCTTGTGAAACTGTTTGAAGGAACATCATCAAGGATTCCCGATCCTGTCCACGACCGATACCTTCAATACCAGCAATGACAGTTGGGAAGACAATGCCCTTTGGAAGCTTAGGCAGGATACCAGATCTTTGAAGAATAAACAACTTCCGCTGAAGATAGGGACGAAGCAATTCAGTAGTCAGGTTTCCATAGATACCACCCAGCTGTTCATTAAGTTCTTGCTGGGTAGCGCGAATCTCTTCTGCGGTAGTACGCTCTGATTGACGCACAGTCAGAATAAGGAACGCTTCACTCAGTCGTTGGGTAAGCTGAGTGATCATTTGATATGCCGTAGAGAAGTCAGCCTGTTTGGCAACTTGAACCACAGACACATCTTCTTGGCGACCTTGAATGATAGCGCCGTTTCCTGCCTTTGCCAGGGTTGCTGGCTTAACAGTAGCACTAGGAGAAACAAGGAAGACAACCTTTGCAGCAGCCGCAGAGCCTTCCACCATGGCTTGCATCAGACCCTCAAGGGACTTCAGATCACCAAGGTATTCTTCAATGCGACCACGGCCATAGTCCTCACCATCAACAATGTTGAAGCGAAGAGGCAGCCAAGGTGTGGTGGTCTTTGGAGACTTGCCGTAGCTATCTTCAATGATTTCACCATCGACTTCCTGACGCCAACGCCACTGACCATCCGTGAGCTTAGCCCAGGTATAGACAGCAACTTCATCTTCACCAACGATCACATCAATAGCAGGAGTAGACGTGTTGTCATCTACCCGATTGATAGAACTCTTGGGCTTCTGATATTTGTCAGGAAGGAATTGTCGGTTGATAGATTCAACAGTAACGATCTCGGTGGGTTGACCCTCTCCATCACGGACGACCACATAACGGTCAAGAGGATACAACTTGACACCACTCGAACCCATGTAGACCAGGACATTCCCGGTTACAATCAGATGTTTCATTGCCTGGTGAAGGATCACTCGATCCTGTGATTCGGCAACGTGTTGCATAATGACCCGCTCCATCTTGGAGAGGCTCAGGTCGATCTCTGATTTGATCTTAACATCAAGATTGGGGTCCGAGGCGAGCTTACCGTCGTTGATCTGAAGCTTGAAGAACGTAGCCGTCACAGGGAACAGGCTAAGCATCAGCTTCGAGGCCATGACGTTCGCGCCTTTGGCACCGATTGATTGCCAAGGAGTGGGCAGCTTCTGACCGTTCATCACACCAGTAGGCGTGAGAAGATACGGCAGACTCAGACGAGCACACTCCCTAGCAGTATCAAGAAAGAT